CATTAAAGACCATTGATAGTATAAAGGCAAAGGCACAGGAAAGCAGCAAATCAAAACCAGTTGAGAAAGTGGCACAGGCCACAGAGACAACATCCTCAACTGATGTATAATAAGAATATGGGAAACGAAATCCCATCCCTGAGATCTTAATTAGACTTGGTAAACAAGTTAGCATAGGTCAGACATCTGGGATTTCGTTTCCCCCATTCAAGTTACACATTCTAAATGCCTAAAACACAATTCGTTTCTAAAACTGAAACAGTCAGCAAGTATGTTGACACACTATGCAGAGCATTAGAGGAAGACTATAAACAGTCTCATCTAAGATCAATGGAGCGTATGCACCTTGAGAGTGCTTCTGAATATACAAGAAATGAAATTCAGGCAACCAAGAATGGCACTGCTAAATTGATGAGATTTAGAGTCCAGTCAGGTAGAAAGTATTACAAGATCATCCAACAAGATTACGATACATTCCAAGATCGTAATGAGTATCGTGATGGTAGTGTTCATGCTTTTGTTGAGAAGACCACTGGTGATGTTTACAAACCAGCAGGTTGGGCAAAACCAGCACAACATGTAAGATACAACTTAATTGATGATAAGTCAAGAGAGAATTGCTTACTGAGTTGTGACTGGGCAGGAGGATATTTATATATGAGATAAATTCAATATGGGTGCAGTCTTGACTGCATCCATTTTTCATGCTATACTATTCCCATTGCATCTTTTTAATGAAAAATCTTCCGTCACTTACTAAATTGAAGGCACAGAAAGCAGCACCTATGATTGTTGCTCATGTTAAGGAACTTCTATCTGAAATCAAGTTAGAGGATTCTAAACAATATACTATTAAAGTTAAGACTAATGCAGAACCACACTCAGATGAAGAGAAGAAATTCTGGAGATACCAGTCTTTCTTTACACTTGAGTTTTGTAAAGCAATAGAAGAAGTATTACCAAGTGAATTGGCATTTTATTCATACAATCACTTGACCAATGACCTTACACTGGTAAGACGATGAACATTTCTAATGAAAGAGCATCACAACTCGTAGAAATCAAGGAATTACTTGAGGATACTATTGAGTATTATTGTGATACAAATATGGTGAGTGGCGAAACCGCATGGACTATGGTGGCAGCACTCGCTGATGCTAAACTTAAAGTGGAATTTACCAATGAACAATGAAGATTTAACTGTAAATGAGCAGGAATTGAGTATCATTTCCGCACAACGCGAAGTGCTTCGTGACTGGGTTATCGAACGATTCCAGTCACTAATGGCAACGGATTGCGTGGATTCCGCATTGTATTTTGCGGATGAATGGTTCGAGTGGTTGAACCCAGATCTATTAAATACTGAGTCAACTCTATTCTATAATGAGGATGAACTCCAAGAACTCTATGAATCATGCAAAGAGTGAGGAACTAAGATCATTGATTCTCGACTATATGACTGCATTTAACGAGTCAGATCACGAGAAGTCAGATGTATTACTTCAAAAAATTAACCAACTAAGATCATTAATTGATGAACTAAATGGCAAGGACTCAGCGTAACTTTGATGAAAATGCAAAGAAATTAACTAAGCGGAGAACAAGCGGACGCAAACGTAAGATCAATTATGATAAGATAGAAGCAAAGTTTAGTAGGAAGAAAGAAAACTTTCCACATCTATTTTTTCCTATCTACCTTGAACCCACAACTAAAGATGCTTTCAATCGTGCATGGTTCAGGGACATAATTGATGCAAGAAAGCACCTTGAACGACTCAAATTACAAGAGTCTGAATTTAACCTATTGAAATACTATGACCAAAAAAAGGAAAGAAAAACTAAGACACCAAGTAAAGAGTAGATTTTATTATCTATTCTGGGGTGCAGCAACAGTATCAGTCTTCGCAGGTCAGATGTATGTTGGTACTGGTTATCGTAAGATGAGTCAGTCCATTGATACTTTGATGAGTGGAATTAAAGTCTTAATTGAATTACCTACTCCTAAAGTCATCCCTGTACCTGATACAGGACGAGGATGGGAACAACACCCTATGATTATCAAATAACATATTAAAAGACCCCTGAGAGGATTCTCAGAGGTCTTATGACAGTTATTTAATTGTCTTGGCCTATGTAATCAGTAATTCTTTACAGATCCTCTTACAACTAGACTGGTTATCTTCACACTCAATAAGGCACTCGTAGTAATCATCTAACATTTGGTCATCCGTTTGTTGACTAGCGACATAAGTGTCGTAACTATGATGATTCCAGTTTGCCATTCTATTTTGAGAAATTATATTGTGCATGAGATTAGACCATTAATTGTATTCGGTGGACAGCATAATGTATGTGTTTTGGGTACATCTTGCTCTATCTCAATTCTACTACTATTTATATCAAAAGTGTTGAAATAGACACAAAAATTTATACCTATATATTTTTAATTGTATCATTTGTAACTATGAGAGAACAACTAATCAAGGCATTACTAGCACATGCAAATGGTGAAATCCAGATGCACCTTGCTAATGTTGAAGTCTATCTAAATAATCCTGTTGGTATAGGTGAGCATCCTGATATTACTGAAGCAATGCAACAGGAAATAGATAAGATTGCTCGATGGCATGACCAAATAGAAGTAATCAACCAGTATATTAAAAAGAAATGAAACTACAAGATAAAACACAGCAAATACTTGACAAGATAGTTACTTGGGATAAGAAACTTATCAAGAAGTGTCAAGACAAATTTGGATGGACAGACTATCAGGTAGTTTGTATAAGTTTCGCCAAGGGATTCATCATAGGTGCAATTCTTTTATGATAGAATATCTAATTCGTCAATGTATTGCAAAACGTGATGACATCATGGAAATAGTACACTACCGCAAGGAACATAAACTATTTCCTTATAATACAACTGGTAATACAATGCCTTGGAATAATGGCAAATAATTTAATTGATCTATATTCTATAGTAGTATTCACAATGCTCGGCGGTTCGCTCGCTCTCATACCAATATACCTACTAAAATTGATACTTAACAATGAAGAAAGCAAAATGGATGATGGATAAATCCGATCATGGTAACATCATCCCTATGACAGTCGCTACTGAAAGACTGTTAAAAGATCTAGCAAAACATATGCTAGACAATAACATGAATGTTCAGAAACAATTCAACGTCCAAACAAATAATCATACGATCATTATTACACAATGAAACTCACTGTTGAGCAAATACAGAACTGGGAGAAAGAATATCTCTCAATGAATGTGAAGTTAGACAAGAGACAGAGAGAGATTCTTGAAGGCGATTCAATCAAGTCGCATGAAGGAATGTTATTCGGAAGAATGTATGCCCATTGGAAGGAGATTAAACTAAATGAAGGATAACGTGAAGTGTTACGAGGATGACACTGAGATCCCTTGTAGTCGCCTACAGGAGGATCAATTCATGTATATGGATAAAGGAGAACTAATATCTGAAATACTCCAGATAGCAGCGTGCCTAGACGGAACTGTATCGCGTGTTAATACTCTTAATAGTGTTGGTAGAGCATCCAAGAAGATCATCATAGAGTATGATGTGGAAAACATACGCAAGTAACAACCAGTTGGATTAGTGTCACAAGGCCATGGGACAAGTTCTCATGGTCTGTTATTATATAAAGGTAGTCAAGCAAGGCACTTATGCTCAACCCCGATCTTCCACAATTCTATTGTGTATTCACCAGTCCAGTTAGATTCACAAAATCACTGGAAGAAGCAAGTAATATAGCACATGAATACTTTGAGAGAACTGGATATGTGGTAGCAATCGAACAGGCACAAGGAGGACACTATGCTTAATCTAACCACAGATCAAAAGAGAGAAGTGGCATCACAATTTGTTGATATAATTGTAGATGGCATGGACATTAAATCATTGGTCGCATATGTAACAGATCATATGAATGAATACTATGAGAGTTGCAGCACCGATGAATTACAGGAAGAAATTCAGACTTATGATGAAGAGTTATATGAAGAGTTAGTTGATAATGTAACCCAACAGTATCCTAAGCAAAGACCACAGTATTATGAGTAAAGTCAATCGTTACACTAGGGCAGGATACAATGGTAAAGAAATTGTATGCCCCAAATGCCAACAATACAACAGAGTATATCACTTTAGTTGGTCGGCAATTACATGCCTATGTTGTAGAGAATCAGTCAACAAAGAAGAATGGGAGGTAGCATGAAAATTCTAGTTACTGACATTGAATTTGATACTGATGATGAATTAACATTTGATGAAGAGATTGCATTACATGATACTGCACTAGGTATATGGGAAGTAGAAGATGAAGATGAATTGGTAGATAAGATAAGTGATGCTACAGGATGGTGTATAAGAAATATTGATTACACATTTAATTTAATTCACCGATTAACAAGTTACAAATGAGTTTAAACATTTCAGATTTATTATGCGATCTCTATGACATTAGAGAAATGGGAGAATTTGAGGGATTTGGTACTCTTCCCAAGGATAATGAAGGTACAGAGACAACTATTTTTGATTGTCTTGATAATTGTATCATGCAATTAGAAAGAGAATTAGAGAAACTAACATGGGAACAAGAGAGAAGAGTGCTACAGGAAGACAGTTAGATTAGTGTCACAAGGCCAATAGTAATCATCACAAAATGATGTATTATATTAATAGGGCAGAGCAATCGTAAGTCCCATTCCAATAATCACTAAACAAATGCTATCAATTACTCTCACATTTGATGAAGCATATCAAATGAACAAATTGTATGAAACAATGTTAGATATGGATATGATAGATGAATGTCCACAAGAAATAGAGAATGTATTTGATAAGATTAGAGAAGCACAAGGAGCAAACTAATGTCACAATACACAGAATTTCAAGAGTGGTTAAATGAATGTCCTGTTAAGATAACACGTTACGAGGACTTCCAAGATTTTTTTGAAGTAACATTTGAAGTACCATTGGAGGATGATGATGTCTAATGTATTTGTATCACATGATGGTACTGAAATAGAATACTATCATAACAATGATAACACACTATCATATAGGATAGAAGGAACTGACTGGCAAGACTTTATACCAGAGGACAAGAGAGCATACTCAACCCAAGAATACAATGAGTTTATGCACATCCTTAATGTTACAGCATGTGACAATACAGGTGTAGAGTTGGAAAATGTGACTGATGAGTGGTATGATAACAATGGTCAGTTAAAGCACTAATGAACTACTCACACAGAGAACTCAACCTAATGTATGATTTCTTCACTCAAGAACAATGGGATGTGATAGATCAGGCACTTGATTGCTATGCTCAATCACAACCATATGAAGGAGCAGAAGAAGACACACATCAGGTTCGTGACAAAATGTACTCACTACTAAGGGCAGCATACTAATGACTAATTCATTACAATTCCCTAGATCATGGTCTGACATAAGTGAAGGACAGTATAGGGAATTAGATATAGTTTTCAACAGACTAATGGCATCACATGGTGACAAATTAGATGAACAAACTATCATCGAAATGTGTTTCAATGAGGTCGATACAGACTATTGAGAAATGTTCTCAGGATACTATCCTTGAGTATCTATCCGCACATTGCTATCACTGGGTTTTCCACAGGTTTAGGAGGTTGTTGTGGAAAACTTTATAAATGGTTAATTAAATATAGTATGTGTGTTCTATGTGACGCTCACGAAGGTGTCTAAGGCTACCACCTATCGAACGAAAAGTCAACCCCCTGAAATACTTTGTAACATTCCGAGTCCAGTTCACAAAGTGGCACAAGGTGTCTCCAAAAAACTCGGAAATCCGTTATAATTGGTTTATGACATTCGAGGAAATCCAAAAAACTCAGAAAAACGAGTTTTTCACTTTTTCACTTTTTATAAAATCTTATAATCTCATTTTTTTGTCTTTTTAAGACTTTTGAGAATTATAAGTTATAAAGTTTTTCACAACCCTGTGGAAAACGTCATTCGCGTGCCTATTTAATTCTTTATTAACTCCAAAACCCCAAAAAACATGACATTTTATTCAAGATTCGACTCATCAGCAATTAATTCAATAGAAACCAAAGAAAATCAGGTATTTGTTACATATAACAGCAATATTGCGAAAGAATATGTATATAATTGCGAAAATATAGCAGATTTCAGTAATAATTTGTGTGAAGTATTAACTGGCATTGAATTAAACAATAGTGAGGCAAGTTTGGGCAGATTTATATCAAATAGCAGGAAATCTGGCGTGTTAACTGATGTCGAGGCATGACAATTTAAAATAAATAATGTTAATTAACGAGGTAATTCACCCCAATGACTACACATAATATCAAGAGTTCTTCTTATGTTGATTATCAACAATTTGATGAAGATTTCGAGGATTTTGGTTACACAGTCAAAAATGTTAAGCGTCAAAGTAAAAAGAAAGTAAATAAATTTAAAGATTACAGAGAACCAACAGGGGGTGACAGTTAGAAATTGGCACAGGGCCACGGGACAGTTGACAAAGTGGACTTTTTTGTTTCATATTGTTACGAATCAGCATTTTGTCAACCCCTGACCCTGTATAATTAATAAGTTAATTCGATTTTTCGATTTTATGCCAACTGCTTCAACTGTTTCCAAGTCAACCACTGCAACAAAACCAGTAAGGAAGACTAGAACACGCAAAGCAAGGACAACCAAACCAGCAGTCAAAACTGTGACAGTTGCCAAGGTGTCCACCCCTAAGACTTCTAAGTCTCAAATAAGAACACTTAAGACAGTAAAACGTCCAAGTGCTTCAAAACTAATAACACCTCAGCGTTATTGGTCAGACATCAAAACAAGATGGGCGATTCATAACTATGAAATCACAATGCTTGTTTCAGATTTCTCAAAAGTTGTAACATTCGTTACACCCTACCACACCCAACTTGTAAAGCAGGTTAAAGCGTGGACAGTCTGAAAACTGACTTTTTTTGTTACAACGGCGTTACATACGCCGTTTTTTTGTGCCTGATCCTGTAGACTGTCTATATGAACAATTCAACTTTGAACGAGTTTTTTCCCTCTCTACTTCAAAAGGGATACACTGCGAGAGAAATCCGCGAGTCATGCCAAAAACATCTCAAGCGTGAAGTTCCCGACCAGTTCAAAGATCGCTATTCAACTTATGAAGAATACATAGAAGCGATTCACGATTATATGAACGGACTCTAAAGAGTCCGTTTTTTATGTGCCAGTTAGCAAACTGGTTTATTTTTGTTGTAATCCGTTACATTTGACCCATATGGTCACATTTGCCTGTATTATATAAGAGTAAACCAAATTCAAAGGAATTTATGCGAAAGATTGAATCTGAAATGAACGCCGCGATTAGAGGCAGACGCAACTGGTCAAAAGCGAACACTTCAGTAGTCATCAACGATTCCAACGATGCTTTAGTTTACTTACACGGCAACTTCATCGCCAAAGTTTCACAATATGCTGTGCATCTTTTCGATGGTGGTTGGCAATCAGTAACAACTAAATCAAGATTAAATGCAATCTTGGATGAGTTTCATTACGGATCAGGTGTATTTCAAAAGAATTGGAATTGGTTCGTTAATTTACAATCAGGTGGGACAATTCCATTCTACTCTGGAATAGAATTAAACCACTAAGTAACAACGAGGGGATGCAATCTCCCCTCTTTTTTTATTATGAATTCTTATCTAATTGAATGTGCAGAGATTAACTATTTCACTATAGAAGTTGATGCACTAAATGAAAACGAAGCGATTGAATTAGCAAGGAAAGATATAAACTCGTTTGAAGTATTAGACGAGTATGTATCAGAATGGGACGTTAATTCAATCAGACAAATTAACAATTAATCACCACTATTTTCTACATTAACATGATTGATTCCATTGATTTCTTAACAACAGTCTATGAAGATTTTTGCTCTAAGTATAACTTACCTCATGTAAGTGCAGACGAGCAAGATGTTTATAAACTATCGCAATTTGAACGCGATTGGTTAAAACAATTCGTGATATTATGGGATGCAAGTCAAGAAGATTTCATAGCATATTATCCCTCTAAATAACAACAATTAAAACAATTTCATGGAGGTTATTAACAATGACTTTTGAAGAATACATCCGCGAAGAGTTAAAGTATTATGACCTACATCCCAATGAGGATGAGGCATTAGAGGCACATTGCAATGAAATTGTTTCTATTGAATATGATTACACGGCGACAGACTAAAATGCTCAGGGCCCCGTGCCAGTTTATAAACTGTCCTCGACCCTGTTGTAATCCGTTACATTTGACCTATTTGCTCTCGTTTGCGTGTATTATAAGAGAGTAAACAAATTAATTCACTTTTATGAATGAATTTACTTACAGACTAACATCTGAAGAAGATCAAGTTTTACTTG